GAGATAACGAACTAAATCTATACCTTCCTCCAACGCTTCTTGCAACCAATATTTAGCATTTGTAGGATCGGCTTTTTGCTTATCTCGCATGGTAACTTTAAACCGTTCCAAACCTTCTTTGTCTCTGCTTAAAATTCTTGAAATAAGCTCGTTAGTATTGGGATCTGGACTAAATTGTGTCATTTTATTAAAACTAAACTTCTTGCTTTGCCAGGTATTCTTTTTACATACCCTCGTTCTTCTAAATTTTTTATGTAAGCGTTAACAGAACTTTTAGATTGTAAACCTACCGCCTCCTTAATCTCGTTGTAAGAAGGCGATATAATTTGTTTTGCAATATAGTTTTTTATGAAATTGTAACATTCCAATTGTTTTAAAGTTAAACCATATTGCTGCATAAGTATTAAAAGGGTATTTCTTCATCAACAGGCATAGATGGGATGTTGATAGCACCACCTGTGTTGCTGGTTTTTTTAATAGTTATTTTAAGTGATTTATCTTCCTGGATATAAGCAGAAGCTTCACACCATACACCATCAATAGTAAAATTCTTTCGATAATGCTTGCCAGTTTTGACGTTCACTTTTTCAGAATCCGATAAAACTAAATCAGGTCTATTTTTAGTTGCTTCGTCTCCTGGTATTTTGTCTGCGTTTCTTTTCAAACCAAATGTACACATCCAGTTTGGGTCTTTTGGTTTGTTACTTTTAAAATCAGCCATATAATTATCCTCCTATGAATTGCTGGTTTCTATCTAAAAAGGCTTTTTTAATTTGTTCAAACCTTTTTAAATTCTGTTTTTGTAATTGAATTAAATAGTTTTTATTTTTACTTTTTAATTCATCCAAATTTGCTTGATGGCTACACACTTTGATTTTTTGTAATATAATATCTCCATGCTCTAAACTGATACCTTCGTTTTCATTTACCGTAGTTTTTTTTGTTGAAAGTTCTTGGTCTGAATAGACGGTTCCATGTATTCCTAATGCTTTTAAAATAACTCTATCGACAGCTCTTTTTTCTGCCACTGCTACAGGGTAGGGGAAATCATTATTGTCTGGGGAAACTTCTCCAAAAGAAAAATAACTTTTAGCATTATAATTTGCAATCGCTTTTACTACAGCACAATTTTTTTCTAAGTTGCAATGGATTAAATCTATATTGGTTTCAACATTGTAAAGGGTTGCTAATTTTTCTAATTCTAAATGTTTAATAGCATACTTGCCTTTACCAATTTCCCACATACCACCATTAGCTTTTAATTTTTCTAAATAATTTTCAATAGCATTAAGATTAATTACGTTAGTCATTTATGATAGGGTGCCAGGGGTTAATGCAAGGAAAGAGTTACTGCATAATCCAAAACCTTGCTCATACATTACTGCATAAGTTCCCTGGCTAAATTTAGCAAAGAACATAACGATTATAATTATTAAAATAATCTTCAACAAGGTAGAGGTACTTACCTTTGTTTTTTTCTTCGCTAAATATTTTTTTTTCAACAGCAATGGCTGCATATCTAAAACGCTGCGATCTTCTTTTAAAAATCTCATGTTAATCCCCATAGTTTCATTGCAATTTCTTTATGCTCTCCCATGCCTTGCCAAAAAAAATGCTTAAAGTTAGGAACTACGTCTTGATACCAAGTATCTTTTCCTTGATGGTTATTGAGTAAACGCTCTCTTCTTTGCGCTACTAAAGTTAATCTATGTAAATGTTTTTTTAAATTTTCTGGTTTTAATTCTTCGCAATTTTCTGGTGTAAAAACTTTGTAATCTTCTTCGTGCATTACAAATAAATGAGGTTTCTTTTTTTCATTGTTTGCAAAATAATAAAAAGCTAATTGACTTAAATGATCTTCAAAACCCAAATAGTCTTCTTGTAATTTTGGGAGTGCATAATTACACGTTCCATCTTTTCTAGGTCTTCCACGTCTTCGCCATTTGGTTTTCATTTCTATTATGTTATTGGAATCCTCTATATCAATACGGCCAATTGTAGGAATAGTGCAGCCATCCAAATACATAGACACGCATCGTTCACACTCAACAGGGTTTGATAATTCTATTGATCTAATTCCTTTTTTTAAAGTCTCAAAAGCAATTGCTAAACCTTTTTTTATAACGGCATAATCTTCTGCGTCTTTTTCATTGACTGGTTCATATAGATTAAATTTATCTAAAACCTTTTCAAAAATTTTTCTTTCAGGGGGTAATTCTTTTTTAACTAATCCTTTGCCTACTTCGTTCATCCATAAAAAATTAGCAAATTTTGCAATAGCCATATCTCCTAAACAAACACCCGCAAACATTTTAGAATTGCCTGGCAGTTTTCTACGTTGTTCTTGCGTAAGGTATAAATATTTATAACCCCACATATCATCGCTAGAAGTTAGTTGGCTTGGCGACCAGTGATTTAATTTATAAGCTTCTACCCAGCTCGGTAGTTCTTTAATGCTTTCTAAAAAAGCGTCAGAATTATTATCTACTTTTCTTTCTGTTTCCATAAAACAAATAAAATACTTTATAGGAACAATTTAAACACAAACTACACATTATTGGCAAGTCAAATACCAAAGAGGTATCAATCTTAGACTTCATTGGCTACTTAGGGTTGTTTATTTATGAAAATATTCGGAAGGTAATTCAAAAGGAACTGAAGTTGTGTTTATTAAATATTTTTCTTTATACATTGCTTTTCTAGGAGCTGCTATTTCAAAATGATCGATAGGAATATTAATTGTATTATCAGAAATAGGTTTTAATAGTCTAGGGTGGATTAAATCCAAATTATCAGGATTTTTCGCGTTAGGTTGTATAATTGCAATACAAGGATCAAAGTAGTCTTTTTTATTTTTTTTCTTGGAAGTTACAAAACAACACTGGCCAATTGCATCTTCTGAAAAACCTAAAAAATTATGGTTACTTGCTCTTTCAAATAAATAAATATAGTTATGAAATTGTTTACTAGGAGCGTGCATAAGCACTGCAATTGTTTCTTCTGAATAAAACTCTCCAGGCACTTTTATTTCTTTGGAAAAAGATTTATCTTTTTTTAATAAACTATGAAGCAAATTAGAATTGTCTGTGTAATATTTTAAAAGAACAGATTGTTTTTTTTTCGGAGGAAATAATATATGTGCTGGGTCGCATTTTAAAATATTTGCAATTTCGATAGCATTGGCAGCTGATATATCCCTAGTACCGTTAACCCATCTAGTAATTGTAACTGGATTTTTTTTTAATTTTTTTGCTAATTCTTTTTGGCTTAATCCAAGTTCAGTTATTTTTTGTTTTAAATATGCCATTTGCAAAGTGGTATCAGTCGAATCGACAATTGTTAACTTTGGAACTTTGTTTACCATTTTGGCAAGGTATGTCTATATACAATCTAAGTCAATAGCTTAACTGTTTGGGTTTTTTTACTTAACCAAATTGTTAAGATATTAACAAAACAGTCTGTAATACAACTTGCCGATAAGGAAATATGCCATTATTCGGGCATTATGACACTAGAAAAATACAGAAAAGAAAAGAAACTAACCTATCAAAAACTTGCTGATTTAATTGGTATTAAGGGTGTTTCTACCGCTGGAACCGTTTTGCGATGGTGCAAGGGTCAAAGAGTTCCACGATCTAATTGGATGAAAATTATTAAAAAAATAACTAACGGCCAAGTTACGGCTGCAAGCTTTTATGAATAAAAAGAAAAAACCTACACCCAAAAAAAGAGAATTCGCTGGATATTATTGGGATGGAAAGAAATTGCACAAAATTTATGAAAAAGAAAAAGGTACCTGGTAAAATTTTTAACTATAAATTGGTTCAGGTTACCTGGATTGATGCGATTTCTGATTCAAATTGGATGTCAGAAAGAAAAGGTATAAAATTAGAAGCAGCAACTTGCCATTCGATTGGGTACCTACTTTTTGAAAATAGTAAAAAATTAATTTTATTTGCTGATTACAATGAAGATGAAGATGGTCTCGACATAGGTAACGTAAACGTCATACCAAAAAGCTGGGTTACGGAAGTTACGGAGATTATCATTAAATGAAAAATAATTTAAGAATTTTATCTTTAGGTGCTGGAGTACAAAGTTCAGCATTAGCTTTAATGATTGAAAAGGGAGAAGTTCCGATGGTAGACGCAGGAATCTTCGCTGATGTCAAAGGAGAGCCTAAAGCAGTTTATGATTGGTTAGCTTATTTAAAAACTCAAATAACAAAATTTCCTATTTACACTGTTACTTGGAGAAATTTAAAACAAGATATTTTAGATGCTTCTGAGGGGAAACACAAAGCATTTACAGCTCCATTTTTTACTAAGAATATAAAAACTGGAAAAAAAAGAATGTTAAGAAGGCAATGTACTTCTATGTATAAAATATTACCTGTCATACAAAAGGTAAGAGAATTAATTGGACTTAAGAAGGGAGAAAAAAGAAAAAAGGGAACTAAAGTAGAGATGTTAATGGGTATTTCTAAAGATGAAATTGTTAGAATGCGAACTAACCCAATCAAGTACATCCAAAATGTTTATCCTTTAGTTGAAAAGGAAATGAGAAGATCAGATTGCTTAGATTGGATGAGAGATAATGGTTATCCAAAACCACCTAGATCAGCTTGTATTTTTTGTCCGTTTCATTCCATGAAAGAGTGGAGAGAAATTAAAAAAAACAAAGAAGAATGGGAAGAAGTTGTAGCTATGGATAAAGCTATTAGAAAACAAGAACGATTTAAAAATAAAGATGAGTTTGCAGAAGATGAATTGTTTTTGCACAATAAGTGCGTTCCCATTGATCAGATAGATTTTAATGAAGATGATAAGCAAGGAGATTTTCTTTTTGGAATGGAAAATGAGTGTGAGGGAATGTGCGGAAACTAATGAGAAATCTATTTGAAAGTGTTATAGATGTAGGTTCGGGACTATTATTGGCTACTCTTATTCAGCTTTATATATTTCCTTTTTTTGATTTACATCCCACCCCAATGGATAGTTTTCAAATAGCTATTATTTTTACTTCTATATCTATTTTTAGATCGTGGTTTTG